GATTTAGAAAACTATATCTTTGACAAAGAGGGGTATATAGTTGGTTATACTTTTCCAACTACATTGAAACCACAAAAAAGAAGGGGAATTAATGAAAATAAAGGACATGGAAATAAGTCTTGATGGGATTCATATGAATAACATTAGGATTGTAGCGAACAACAGACATAGCTTTATTATTTTTACAATAGATTTTGATAGATCGGACTATAAAAGATATTGCGAGATTAAAGGGCTATATAAGACAATTAATGGTGACTGCGACGATATTACGGGGGCGATGTTTATCGTCCCTGTAAAGGGTAGTCATTTGGTTATTGACAAGACCATATTTGAATTCGAGCTTTATGGTAACGAGCTTGAAGATTGGTATTTCAATACGCTATATGACGATATTTTTAATTGCCAAGAAAACGATGATAATGCGTTGTTTGTTGAATTTACACCAAGAGAAAAGTTGAACATAATTGCACGTCTACTTCCAGGGGTGCGTATGTAATCAATTTTTTTGCATTATTCACATTACATAATATTAATAGAAAGGAGAATTGTATTGTCAAAATATGAAGCATACTACACTGGGGATTTAGTGCTTGTTGATTTATCAAATAATATTGGGCATCAGCAAGGTGGTAAGAGACCCGCAGTTATAGTATCAAATAATGTGGGTAATGCAGTAAGTCCTATGGTTGAGGTTTTACCTTTGACAACTAAGCGCAATAATTCAGAGCTTCCAACTCATGTTACTTTCAAAGCCTCCGAGGTCGAGGGCTTAAAACGTGATTCTACCGTAGAGGCTGAGAGTAAATGGGTCATTAACAAGTGGCAAATATTAAAAAAGCTTGGCACATTTAATGACGAGCAACTTGATAAAATAGCTACGGCTATGGTGTACGCAACGCCCATAGTGATAAAGGCGTTTCAGGCTGGCGTACATAACACGGATCTTTTTAGGAAAATTTCAAATTAGACGATGGACAATTGTAAAGTTGACGCCCAGACGCCGCACGCTCGTGACTTTAGTCGTGAGTTAGGCGGCTGACTTGACAAGTGAATAAACATATGGTATGATAAAAATATGGATAAAACAACGTATTTTTCAGAGCCTAAAGATGCAACATATGGTCGAGGATATGTGTATTCATTATAGTATCATATCGTATGGACAACAAAATACAGGAAGCCCATTTTTGTAGGGTGTGTCGAAAAAGAGATAAAAAACTATCTTTTGAATATACTTAAATCCTTAGATATGATTCCTATTGCAATGGAAATAATGCCAGACCATATACATCTTCTTGTTGATTGCAAACCTCAACTTAGACTATCCGATGCTATCAAAATTCTTAAAGGCAATACCGCAAGGTGGTTGTTTTTAAGTCACCCGGAACTAAAGAAACAACTATGGGGCGGACATTTGTGGAACCCGTCATATTTTATAGCTACCGTAAGTGATAGGTCTCTTGAACAAGTGAAAAAAATATATAAATGAGCAAAAAATCAAATAATCAGAGAAAGGAGGCTTCACGATAATGAAGATCTACACAACATACAAAGTAAAGATAAAGGGATATAATCATATATTCAAGGATACGATATTCATATATCGTGAAGCGGTGGATGATCTTCTTACTGTGTGCTATGATAACTGGGATAAGATATCACAGTTAAACGGCAGCAGAAAACTATCCTTGGTTGAACGCCTTGTGCACAGAACAAAGGATAATCCACATCCTGCATATGATTTTGATTCAAAGTTCTATAAACTGCCTTCTTATCTAAGAAGAGGAGCTATCAACGAAGCTATCGGCAAGATAGCTTCATATACAAGTAATCTTGATAACTGGAAGAAAGAATGCATAGGCAAAAAGCCTTCTTTTCCGAAAGCAGGATATGTTTATCCTTGTATGTATCGCTCCGTAATGTTCAGAACAGTTGATAAGTACACAGCTCAGGTGAAGGTGTATATACGCAATACCTGGGATTGGATAACTATTCGCTTGAGAATATCGGATATGGATTACATACACAAGCATTGTAACGATAGAAAAATGTGTGCTCCAACTCTTAAAAAAAGAGGCAAAGAGTGGTTCTTGGATTTTCCATTTGAAGAAGAAACAAATCTAACAAACAAAAACGTGTTTGAACAAACCATAGTAGCTGTGGATCTTGGCATAAATACAGCCGCTACGATAAGCGTTATACGCAGCGACGGCACTATCATCGGAAGACATTTTTGCAAGCTTCCTAAAGAAACAGACCGTCTAACGCATAGCATTAATCGTATAAAGAAAGCGCAACAGCATGGTAATAGTAAAATGCCAAGGCTTTGGGCTAGAGTAAAGGGTATAAACCACGATATTGCTTGTAAAACAGCTAATTACATTGTGAATATATCAACTATGTATAATGCTGATGTAATTGTTTTTGAACACCTTGATAAAGAAGGCAAAGTAAGAGGCTCAAAGAAACAAAAGCTCAAGATGTGGAGAAGCCAAGAGGTACAGTCTATCGTAACAGATAAAGCACACAGGCTTGGAATGAGGATAAGCCATATATGTGCTTGGGGAACAAGCAAGCTTGCCTATGACGGCAGCGGCGCTGTTCTTCGTGACAAATATGGTGGCTTTGATACTTATGAGCTTTGCAAATTCAAAAGTGGAAAGACGTACAACTGTGATCTGTCTGCCTCATATAACATAGGAAGCAGATACTTTGTACGAGAAATACTAAAATCCTTGCCCGTGAGGGAGAGGTTAGCACTTGAGGCAAAAGTTCCTCAGGCTGCTAGGAGAAGCACCTGCACGTTATCTACATTAATTAGCTTGAATGCGGAGCTTATGTCTTTATCGGCATAGGTTTCTGAGTTCTGGCTGTATTTATAGTAACGCTGTTCCCGTTTTCTAAAGAAACTACGTGTATTTTTACACTTATGGGAAGCACATGACTTTAGTCATGTGAGGCTTCACAGCGTATAAGATATATGATATAATAAACAAGAATGTAAAGGGGCGTTATGTATGTCTAACAATCAAAATCATTGGACATTTGATAATGGTTTTGAAGAATATGCAAATCAAAATTTTTTTAATCCAAAACCCAAAATCAAATTCTTGAATAAAATGGTAGAGGACACAGACTCAGAAGCTTCTCTAAAAAACTATGTCTACAGCTTTTCCAAAATGTCTTCGTTAGAAAAGGAATATAAAAAAGACATTTCGAGAATGAACGTCAATCAGATTAAATTTGTATTAAATAGTTGTATTAACAGCTATGACGACTTTCGTAATATGAAAGGATTGCTAAAACTCTATTTGACGTTTATGGACTATCCTTATATGGATGAATTTATATCAATCCGTTATAATATGATGGATGTTGAACAAAAGTTTTTTGAAAAATTTTTTGCAAGCTATGAAGACCTATATGAATATTTAATGTCAGACAGTTACATTAAAGAAACGTATATTTATGAGATGCTTGTCGTATTGCTAATTTATTTAGGCATGCCAGAAGAATATATTCCAATCATTGAAGTTGCAAATGTTGATGTAAAAAACAAAGTTATTTACGTTGACGGGATTGCTTTTAATGAATATCCAGAGAGCTTTTTTGAGTTATGTGAATTAAGTTTTCAAGATAAGCGGGTATTGCAGAACAATTTTGTTTACGATATTTGTTCTTCAAAATATCTTATTAAAAGAAAAAATGTTGGACGTCCAAAACCAGGTGATGATAGGGTAGATGATAGTTTCGTTATGAAGTCTTGCAAGAAGTTATCATATCCTAATCTCAGCAGTCATTGTAATTATATAATTCAAAAAGATTTCAGTGTGCTAAGTCTAAAACGTTCGGCTCTATTTTATAAGTTTTGGCAGTATGAGCAGAATGTTCAGAGTATGAAATTTCTCAAAAATAGCCAATTAAAAGCACTGTTTGAAGAAGAATTTAATTTCAAAATTGGGACGCCCAAAATTATCTATAATGCCTATCTACAATGGAAGAAGATATTCATAGGTAAAAAATAAAATGTCACACAACAAACATAACAAAATAGCGATGTAAACCGTGAATTAACGTGGTTTGCGTCGCTTTTTTATTTTGTGCAAAAAGAAATTTTGCACCCCTTATGGAAACTAAAACGAAAGGAAGAGAACGATATTGAGTGATGAAATAGTAAAAGTTGAAACACCGGTACCGGTTGAGAAAAGGCCCGTAAGAAAGACTAATTATTTTAAGACTTTATATGACATTGACGTGTCTAGTAAAGTCTCAGATAAGAACGGTCTTTCGTATTTGTCATGGGCAAGTGCTTGGGCAGAGGTTAAAAAGAAATTTCCCGATGCTACATATTGCGTATATGAAAATCCTGACGGCAGATTTTGGTTCGATGACGGCAAAACGGGCTGGGTAAAAACAGGCGTAACAATTAACGGAATTGAGGCAATCGAAAGACTTCCTATTATGGATCATAGAAACAAAGCGATAGAGGCTGAGAATATTAAATCTACAGATGCAAATAAGGCTGTACAACGTTCTATTACTAAGGCTTGTGGTAGACATGGACTTGGACTTTATCTATATGAGGGTGAGGATTTACCAGAAGCTACAAACCAGCTTAACGATATGAACCGAGCAAACTTTGAGCTTGCATGCAATATCAGCAAGCAGAGCGGCGAATTAAAAACCATGGTCGGTGATACGGTTAGAAAGTTTATTGCTTCAGGTAATCCAAATCACATAAAATCAATAGAAGAGTCTGAGGCTTTACATAACGAACTTGAAAAACTTAAAAGGACTAATTGTTAAGCGGTTTATTTTATAGACAAAAGTGTAAATAAGTGGACAAATGTATGATTACATTTCTTGTTCACACTTGCTTAGCAACAGGTTTCAAGCCTCAGTGACTGCTGTTATCGAAAGATATGTTGCAGATACGAACTGCGTTAGAGAAAAGGTTAAAGACACACCTTCAGATGTGCTCGTCAGTCTGAAGCTCTGCGAGTGCCAATCAAGAAACTATGCTAATGTCCTGCATAGATAACCAATATTTGCTTGTTTAATTAACTAGAGGGTGATGCGAAAGCATTAATAATTAAAAATATTAGAGGACAAATAATGAAATGGTCAAAGGAAGAAGTAATATTATTACAAGAGTTATATCCTAATTATCCAACTAATGATTTAGTTGAAATATTTCATCGAAACAGAGATGCTATTAATTGTAAGGCAAAAGAAATGGGGATAAAAAAGATTGATAGATATGCTAGTAATGGTATTGCAAATAAAAAATACAATATTAATGAAAATTATTTCAATGAAAAAAGTAGAAATATGTTTTATGTTTTAGGATTTTGGTGTGCTGATGGTTGTATATGTTCAAGTGGTGGAAATAAGTGTTTTAATATTCATATAAAAAACGATGATAAATATTTATTGAAAAACATTCTATTAGATATGAAATCAACTCATAAATTATATGAAAATCAAACTTCTGTTTCCATAAATATCTGCAATCAAAAAATATATGACAGTTTAATCAATTTAGGATTTACGGAAAGAAAAAGTTTGACATTAGAATTTCCATTATGGATTCCTAAACAATATTTGAATGATTTTATTAGAGGATATTTTGATGGAGATGGTTCAGTAGATAAAAATGGGTATTGTGTTCACATTATGGGAACTAAGCATTTTTTAATATCTTTAAAAGAAATTTTGGAACAAAATAATATTAGAGTTCATTCAATAGTACAAACAAATCATAAAAATAGTAAAAGTGACATTCCTCATTCTTTATATGTTACTAGGAAAGATGAAGTGTCCAAGTTTGGCGATTTTATATATAAAGATATGACAGACAATGATTTGTTTTTGCATAGAAAAAAAGAACGATTCAAAATGGATAATAAAGCCAATGAGAAGAAAATCCAAAGCAAAAACTGATAATGTATTAGGAATTAGACATAGAGATTTAGTTTCATATACATATAAAAATGGAGAAACACATACAGGATATGTTACAGCTTTATATCCAGAACAATTAGCTTTGAATTTTCAATCTAAAACAAAACATTGTAAGAAAGTAAATGCACGAAAATGTAAATTACTTTGGAAATTCAATAAAATTTATTGGTTAGAACAATGTGTATAATATTACACATTTGTCTATAAATAAACACATTTTATAAAGGAGTGTTAGCAAATGATTTTTATTACAGAATCTTATGGAACAGTTTTCGAGCCAAAAGTTGAAGAAAAGGTAGTTAGGGCAAGGTACTCGACTTCCGAGAAAAACCAGAATGGTGATTACATAAACTCGTCATGGAACATTGTTTTTCTTGGTGGTGCTCTTGAAAAAGCAAAGCAGTTAAAAGACCGTCAGAGAATTCATATAAATAAGGCAAAGCTTACTAATCGTTCCTATAAAGACAAGGAAGGCAATTCAAAATGGTGGATGCAGATTACGGCTTTTGATTTCGACATTTTAGAACACGGAACGAAGAGTAATAACAATAGCACTACCGACAAGACTGTCAATAAATCTAAGCAGGCTGATAAGCCACAAGAGATCGATGAGGACGACCTCCCATTCTAATCAAATAATCATTACTACAGGTAGTCTATTAATTTAGACTACCTGATTTCTTTTTTAGGAGGTAATAAAATGGCAGAAATAATAAATAATGAGCTTGCACAAGAGTTTGAAAGTTTGCTTTTATCGACCCATAGAGAGGGAATAGATAAACTGATCGCTTATCTTAAACTCAAGACAGATTTCTTTTCTGCGCCTGCAAGCACAAGATTTCATTCCTCGTGCCCAGGCGGTCTACTACAGCATTCTATGAATGTATACAAAATGTTGAAGGCAAAAAGCCAAACAGAGACTTGGAAATCTACGCTATCGAGAGAAGACACTATAATTATTGTATCCTTGCTCCACGATATTTGTAAGGCAAATTTCTATGCTGTTGAAATGCGTAACCGTAAAAATGAAGACGGTGTATGGGAAAAATATCCGTTTTATATTATCGACGACAAGAACCCATATGGACACGGTGAAAAGTCGGTAATGATGATTATGGAGTTTATGAAGTTGACAGCGGAAGAAAAATATGCAATACGTTGGCATATGGGTTTTTCGGAACCAAAAGAAAACTATAATGCTCTGGGTAAAGCTATGGAATATTACCCTATTGTCGTAGCATTACATGAAGCCGATTTAGAGGCAACGTATTTACTTGAATCTGGTGTTGAAAAATAATGAAAGAGAAAGTTTATTGTTGCAGATATGCTCACTGTAAATTTGCAGATAAAAAACTTCCAGCCAACAAAATGATATTGAGCAAAGGGTTATATTATCATAGAGAATGTTTTGCCGAACGAGAAAATATAAACAAAATTATTAAGCTCTATGTTGAAATAATAGATCCCTCTGTTGTTGTCAAACAGTTGCGTGGGGCAATTAATAATATAGTATTTGATAAGAACGTTGACAGTGGATATCTATTATTTGCTTTACAATATAACCTCAAGATGAAAATAAAGAATATAAAATCACCTTATGGTTTACACTATCTGATTAACGATAGAAGATTCAAGGAAGCGTATGATAGATATAAAGATGAGAAAAATTCTGTTTCTATAAAATTGCCTTATGATAATATCTCGACATCATCTACCACCTTTAAATCAAAGCCGCCAAATAAAAAAGGCTTTAATAAAATTCTTAAGTAAAGGGGGTATGCAGTATTAGAACAGCTCTTTATGACAAAGAAGCAGAAAGTGGTATTGTTGCCACACTTGTACATCATCCCGAATTTATTATGCAAAGCGACCATTTGAAGCCAAATCATTTTTACAATAAAGAAAACGGATGTATTTATTGGGCTATTCAGGAGCTTTATAAAAAGGGTATTGACAAGATAGATGCCTTTAATATTGAGAGTATGATTAATACCAATCAGGCAGTTAAACGTATGACCGAAAAATTTAACGTAAAAGATATGCAAGAATTTATTGAACTGAGTTCTACAATATCACGATCGTCTTCTTCGGAATACAATATGCTTGTTAATAAAGTAATGGAGTTTGCCTTTAAACGTGAACTTCACGGACTGTTATCTAAATTATCTGGGGAATGTTACAATGACGAAATAGACTTAGAACAACTTAATAATAAGGTATATAAGTCCATCGGCGATATTACTGAGAAGTTTTTGGCAACAAACTCGGTTGAAATCTTTGGTGATAAGATTGGAGAATTGTGGGATGAGGTGCTCCAAAGACGTACAGACAATGGTATGTTCGGATTGCCGTCAAAATTTCCTACTATCAATAATTATTTCACCTATGAGACAACGGAATTAGTTTTGCTAAAGGCGAGAATGAAAATGGGCAAAAGTTGTTTTATGATGAACGAGGCAATTCACAAGTTAAGAATGGGAATCCCAACTGTGTATTTTGATACGGAGATGGCAGACAGACTATTCCTAGAACGAATGATAGCTAACATTTCAGGTGTAGAATTAAAGAAAGTTAAAAGTGGGCTTTACAATGAAGAGGAAAGTGCCAAGATAGAAGAGGCAAAATCTTGGATACAGGAACAGCCATTTGTACATATTTATAATCCGCAGTTTACCAATGAAGAAATCTATGCAATATGTAATATCCTTAAATATAAAATTGGCTTACAATTTGTAATTTTTGATTATATGAAAGGCAACACACTTGACTCGTCAGCACTGTATAACGAACTAGGCGGTCGTTGCGATTTCTTGAAAAATGAAGTTGCGGGAGTTTTGGAGTTAGCCGTTCTTGCGGCCTGTCAGTTAAATAGGCAGAACCAAGTTGCCGATTCTGATAAGCTTGAAAGATACGCTTCGGTAAGTATGTCATGGCGTAATAAAACAAGTGATGAAATTATCATGGACGGCGAAGAGTGTGGAAACTACAGGCTCAACATATCTTTAAACAGACTTGGCGAGCAAATGGACGACAGCGAATACATAGACTTTGTGTTTGACGGTTCAAAGATGCGTATAGACGAAACAGAAAAGCAGCATGCCACAGCTATAGAACCGTTTTAATAGAGGAAATTATGAAGAAAGATATAAGTCCTGAAACTATTGCAAATATAAAGTCAAATATACGGATAGAGGATTATATAAAACAATATATAGATCTTAAGCAAGTCGGTACAACGCTTGTGGGACTATGCCCTTTTCATGATGAAAAGACGCCTTCGTTTAAAATTGACACAACTAAAAACCGTTATCACTGTTTCGGTTGCGATGCCACTGGCGATCTTATCGACTTTATTCAAATGTTTCATAAGGCTTCATATCAAACCGCAGTAGACATGGCAGCCGACTTTGGTAATATTTCTGTTGTGAGACAACAAGTCTCTGATACAATTAAAGTATTTAAAGAATACAAACCAATCAAACATGCGAAACCATTTGTTCATCCTATACTTGATATGGGCGTTTATAATCGGTACGATAAACGCCCAATTAAACTATGGGAGGAAGAGGGTATAAATTCAAAAACAATTGATGCGTATAACATTCGATACGATACATTGCGCGATAGGATTGTTTATCCAGTATACGATTTGAACGGCAACCTCATAAACGTAAAAGGTCGCACAATTTATGAGGAATATAAGAAATTAGATATTCCGAAGTACATTAATTACTATAAAGTTGGCTGTATGGACTATTTGCAGGAATTAAATAAGGCACAAAAGTATGTAAAAGAAAAAGGCGAAATGATTATATTTGAGGGCATTAAATCCTGTATGAAAGCATTTCAACTAGGAATGCGAAATCAAGTCGCCGCAGAAACTTCGGCATTAACATACGAACAGATCAAATTGATATTAGGATTTCATTGTGATGTGGTTATTGCTTTTGATAAAGATAAAAAACTTGAGGATTATTATAATGACAACATGAAGTTGCTGTCACGATTTACTAATCTTTATTATATCAATGACACAAAAAATTTGCTTGGTGATCCTAGTGAAAAGAAATCCCCAATAGACAATGGCTTGCAAGTATGGGAAGAACTATATAGCAGTAGAGAAAGGGTGATTGATTGAACGGATATGATTTTATTCTTGATGATTTAAACTGGAGTTTTAGCAATTTAAAAACATTCACTCAATGCCCATTTGAGTGGAGATTAAAATATCTTGACGCCGAAGAAGGTATTGAGAATATTTATGGGCAATTTGGTACAGTTTGTCACAAAGTCCTTGAAAACTTCTTTACAGGTAAGTGTTCTGTTGAAAATATGAAAAATCAGTTTGAGGTACTTTTCCGCAAATCCGTTATACTAAACGGCTCACGAGATGAGGAAAGAGCCGAAAAACTGCATCAAATCGGTATTTTATACTTTTCTAATTTCAGCAAACAAATGTTCCCTATAAAACGTGTCGTTGGCGTTGAAAAAAAGATTGATTGTGATTTTCATGGCAAAAAATTTATAGGCTTTATCGACCTCGTATATATCGACAACGATGACCGACTGGTTGTTCTTGACCATAAGACTGCCGAAAGTCCTCTAAACAAAAATGGCAGTATCAAGAAAGCCAAAATTAAGGATTATGACTTTTACAAAAAGCAGCTATACATTTATTGCATGGGGATAAAAAAGTTATACAATCGTTATCCAGATAAGATCGGTTGGAACTTTATACGAAGCGGTGATTTACATATCATAGATTTTAATAAAGAAGACTATGAAGATTCTTGTGAATGGGCTATGAATGTTATAGATAATATTTATGATACCGATAAATTTCAAAAGAACGAACAATATTTTTATTGTAACAATTTATGTCGCTTTAGAAACATTTGCTATACGATTGATGAGGAGGAATTATTCTGAAGAATTATACCCCGTTTCATGTTCACTCTGATTTATCAAATGGCGTAACAAATATTGACAGCACAACAAAGTATATTGATTATGTAAATCGGGCGAAAGAACTTGGCATGAAAGCTTTTGGATTTGCAGAACACGGCTCGGTTTTTGAATGGGTTCATAAAAAGAATTCAATTGAAGAAGCGGGCATGAAATATATCCACGGTTGTGAATGTTATCTTACCGCAGGCATTGAAGAAAAAATTAACGACAATTATCATGTTATTCTTATTGCTAAGAATTTTGATGGCAAAAATGAATTAAACGCTTTGGTGTCCAGTTCCTTTAATAGAAAGGACGGACACTTTTATTCTAAACCAAGAATCACAATGGACGAGCTTATTAATACGAGCGACAACATTATTGTAACTTCGGCTTGCCTTGGTGGTATTCTACATGGCACTAATGAAGACCTGCGTGATAGATTTATCGGGTTTCTAAAGAATAATAAAAACCGTTGCTTTTTGGAAATACAGCATCATCCATTTGCTGAACAATGCGACTACAACGTTGAACTTGCGTTTTTGTCTAAAACAATTGGCGTTCCGCTCATTGCGGGAACTGATACTCACAGTATTGATGAGGAGCATGCGGCAAGTAGAGCCATATTGCAAAAGGCTAAAAAAGTGCATTTTGAAAGTGAAGACCAGTGTGACCTCGTTTTTAAATCATACGACGAGTTATGTGCGGCTTATGAAAAACAGGGTGCTTTACCTCCGAATGTTTATCTTGAAGCCATTGAAAATACCAATGTTCTCTCCGATATGATTGAACCGTTCACTCTTGATAAGGGATATAAGTATCCAGATTTATATGACGATCCCGAAAAGGTTTTTAAACAAAAAATTTATCAGGGCATCAAAGAACGTGGTATTGATAAATATGACAACTATGATGAGTACATTCAAAGAATTAAGGAAGAAATTGAAACATTCAAACATAATAATGCGATAGATTTTATGTTGCTTGACGAAGACTACAAACGTCATTGTCGTGAAATCGGCATCGGTTATGGCCCCGCAAGAGGTAGCGTCTCAGGAAGTATCGTTGCGTATTGTTTACACATTACCGATATTGATAGTATAAAGGAGCATTTAAACTTCTCAAGGTTTATGAATGTCGAACGTGTTTCTTTGGCTGATATCGACACAGACTTTTATGAGAAAGATATTCCAAAGGTAAAGGATTACCTCTACAACAAAGAAAAATTATTCTGTTGTGATATAATTACTTTTAACACCGTGGCTTTAAAAGGTGCAATTCGTGATGTTGGTCGTGCTTTAGAAATACCTCTTGATACAGTGGCTGACATATGCAAAAGACTTGATACTGATTACGAAAAACTAAAAGAAGAATATCCAGAGTTGTTTAGGTGGGCGGAGTCAATTAGCGGTACTATAGTATCCGTGGGAAATCATCCAGCAGGTGTTGTGGTTTCGCCGTTTCCACTTAATGATTGGTTTGGAACTTTTACAAGTAGCACTGATGAGTATCCTATATCACAGATTAATATGAAAGAAGTCGAGTCGCTGAATTTTGTTAAGCTTGATTTACTTAGACTTGACAATGTTGGTGCGATTAATGAAGCTTGTGATTTGGCACAAATTGAAAGATTAAATCCTAACAATACACCAGACGACATAGAGGTTTGGAAAGATATTAGGGATGATACAACTTGTATATTCCAATGGGAATCCGAGTCGGCTTCTAGGTATTTAAAACAACTTTTTAGCGATGAAACAATTAAGCGGATTAAAGAAGTAAACCCAAATATGACGTATATGGATTTACTTTCTGTCGGCAATGGAGCCATTAGACCAGCGGGTGCATCATATAGAAATGATTTAGCTAAAGGTGTGTTTCACGATAATGGTCATGAAGCCTTGAATGAAATGTTAAAACCAACGCTTGGATTTTTAGTTTATCAAGAGCAAGTTATAGAGTTTCTTCACAGATTTTGCGGTTATTCAATGGGTCAAGCCGATATTGTTCGACGTGGTTTTGCAAAGAAAACAGGTACTGAAAAGTTTATTCCAGACATCAAAGCAGGCTTCATAAAAACCATGAAAGAAAAATATAACACCACCGAAGAAATGAGCGAGGAACTTATCGTAAACTTTCTACAAGTTATTAAGGATGCTTCGGAATATCTTTTCTCTGAAAACCATGCAAAACCATATTCATGGATAGGTTATATTTGCGGATATCTGCGGCATTATTATCCGTTAGAATTTCTAACAGCGGAACTCAACGCATTCGACGACGATATTGAAAAGACAATATCAATAACAAACTGCGTGCGCAAGAGAGGTATTAAGCTCTGCGGCATAAAATTTAGAAAGTCAAAAGATAAATATTTCTGCGACCGTGATACAAATTCAATTTATAAAGGGTTAATGTCGGTTAAAGGATTAGGTCAAGGTATTGGCGACAACTTGTACACTCTTAAAGATAAAAAGTATGTCAACTTTGCCGAGCTTCTTGTTGACCTATACGAATTGAAAATTGGAAGAGGCGCTATCGACATATTAATTAAGCTTGACTACTTTAAAGAATTTGGAGAAGTAGGGAAACTACTTGCGACCTGCGAGTATTATTACTCTTTAAGAAAACGAAGTACGCTAAAAAAGGCAGAGCTAAATGAACAGCAATTAAAAGTTGCAAGTGCATGTGCAGGCAAGGAAACGGCAAAGCAGTTTTCAAATGTAGACATAAATAAGTTTATAATTGAGACCGCAGATTTTGTCACTCCATGTGAGTTTACACTCAAAGAGAGGATAGATACCGAGTATGAACTTTTGGGATATGTTGACTATGTAAATCCAAAGCTAGATAAGGTGGTTTATATTTTAGATATAAATACACGTTATTCACCGCTGGTTACAATGTATTCGCTTTCTAAAGGGCAGACTACACAGGCAAAACTAAAGAAGAAAATCTTTGAATACAACAAAATTGCCGAAAAGGATTTAATTAAAATTGATAGATTTGAAAAGAAAAATAAAACTCGATTTGATGACGGCAAGTATATAGCCATTCCAGGCACCGTGGAGTGGTGGATTAATTCATATAAAAAGGTGGTGATTTAGACGCTTATTGAAGATTATAAATTCAATGATATAGAGGCAAAAGAACTTTTGAAAATGATGGTCGTTCTTATAGATACAAGAGAAAAAAAGAACGATCATATAACCGAGTATTTTGACAAGCATAAAATTGCATATGAGAGACGTGCTTTAAGTTGCGGAGATTATAGCTTTTATATAAAGGCTAATCAAGAGTTGGCTATACCAAGAGATTTATATTTTGATAATCAGATTTATGTAGAACGCAAAGCAAGCTTGGATGAGCTGGCGATTAATTTTACAAAAGAGCGAAAGCGCTTTGAAGAAGAATTCGCAATCTCAAAGGCGAAGACAAAATATCTTTTTATAGAGAATGCCAATTACTTTGATTTGGTGAATAGCAATTATAGGTCTGAATATAATTCAAAAAGTTATCTCGGATCATTGCATAGTTTTAATCATAGGTATGGGTTGCAAATTGTATTCATGCCAGATAAACGTTATACACCAATTTACATATTAGGGACTTTTCAATACTATTTGAAAAACCTAATAAAATAATTCTATTTAAGGAGGAATTGCGCAATGAATTTAAAGAAATGCCAATTCGATTCAATCACACCTTGTCAGAATAAAGGGGATATATGTCTCCGTACTTGTGAAGAAAGGGCGAAATATAACAAGGTTGTCGATGAAATGATCGAAAAGTTGAAGACATTAAAACTTCCATTGGAAGACTCCAATGTGCCTTTACCAAACAATTTTGTTGGATGTGGCGAGGTTAGTGACGAACAGGAACCATTTGACGACGAGGAATATGACGAAGATTATGACGACTTCGACGATGACGGATGTAATGAATGATAAGACGGGGCTCAGCCCCGTTACATAAAAAGGACAAATATGAAAAGAAAAGAGCAGGACAAAATAATTGAGGCATATACAACACAACTCAAACGAGCACGCCAGATTGGAATAGGTATAGGCGTGAAAACAATATGTCAAGTTGTATATGATATAATTAATGATAAGAGTAAAAATGAAAAAGAAAAGCTTCAAGATATCTGTGATGTTGTGAAGCAACCTATAAAGTAATGATAGCGTACCTTAATGGTGCGCTATTTTTTTTGAGGTGATTGCAATTCAATACTTAGGTGGAAAATCACGAATTTCAAAGCAAATTTCGGAGGTAATAATCGATGAGATATCAAGGTGGAAAGAGCCGAATAGCAGCCTCGATTGCGTTAGCAATCGAGAGAGAGAGAGAGAGAGTAACGGGCGCTTAATTAGCTTGTTTTGTGGAAGTTGTGCGGTCGAGTCGAAGTTGGCACCGCATTTCAAAAGTGTCATTTGTAATGACAATCATAAATATTTGGTTGCACTATGGCAGGCGTTGCAGGATGGATACGAATTGCCAGAAGTTATTTCCGAGCAGGCTTATAAATCAATAAGAGAACACAAAGACGATAACCCAGCATTAACGGGGTTTGTGGGGTTTGGATGTTCCTTCGGCGGCAAATTCTTCGGTGGTTATGCCCGCAACAAAACGGGCACTAATTATGCGGCACAAAGCAAACGTAGCATATTAAAGGACTTTGCTAATTTGCAGAACGCCACATTCACTTGTAATGATTATAAAGATGTGGTTATTCCCACAGGTTCGGTTGTATATGCCGATCCTCCATACATTAATACAACGGGTTATACGTCTGGAAAATTTAATTCGGAAGAATTTTGGAGTTACATGAGACAGATTGGAAAAGACAATCAGGTTTTTATATCTGAGCTTGAAGCGCCAGACGACTTCGTTTGTGTATGGGAAAGACCATTTACTCGAACATTGGATAGAAATAAAAATAATCAATTCAAGGTAGTTGAAAAACTTTTTACATATAGAGAATAAAAATTTAGTTTTATTTATGGAAAGAGGAGATAAGTATGGAATTAATGAAAGAACAACTGATAGAAATACTTGAAAACTGTGTAAAGCACAACTGTAAAGGTTGCCCATTGTTTAACAAGACTTGTACACAGATAACTAAAAAGAACGCATTGTACTACTTGAAGGATAAATTCACACCTGTAGAAAACATTTATGAAAACGCCAAAATAACTGATGTGTCATTGGGAATAGACGATCACTGTTGTCTTACCTTTTCTATAGTTCTTAAAGGTTCAGGCTGGGGAACTTGTTTTGGTGGTTATAACCTAGCTTTTTTCAACGGAACATCGTTTAAAGGTTCTGAAAAGGGGCTTGAGGCACTTACAAGAATTATGGACGTTGTGGGCGTTGCAAAATGGGAAGATATAAAAGGTCATTATGTTAGAGTAAAACAGGAAGATAGATTAGTTGTCGGAATAGGAAATATCATTGAAGATAAATGGTTTGAGCCGAGAGAGTTCTTTAAGGAGGTTGAAAATGAATAAGAAATTCACTGACGAGGATATCCTAAAGGCGGCAGAAATCTGCACAATGAGTGGCGATCATGGTGAACTCTGCCCAAACTGCCCATTAGATAACGAAAAAGCGGCTTGTGTGCTTATCTTTGCTGAGTACCTAAAAGAAACCGAGCCTGCACCTGCGGCAACAGGCACAAGCTCGGAGGTGGTATCAAAAGATACCAATTCAACACACCTTGATGATAGCAAATTGCTGGATATCTGTCAAGAGGAACTAGAGAAAATATCAGAAATAGCCCTTGGTGATTTCCCAAACACTTATCTGACAGAGTATATTGAGTATATCAAGGACACTATAAAGAGGTTGAGAGGCGATGACAACAATGGATAAGAAATACGAACTAACAACGCAATCTATAGAGTGGAAAGGCAGAAAGAAAGCATAAAGCAATTAATTTTAAGAATTACAAGTTAATGAAAATACGCTACTTTAGCATATTCTAAAACAGCGTAAATACGCACTTTTAGACACTTAAAATCTGAATAAAAGAGAAATTTCTATTTAGGTGATGATACTAATAAAACAAAAATATATAAAATCGCCGCTCAATTATGTGGGTGGCAAATACAAGCTCTTATCGCAGATACTGCCATTGTTTCCGAAAAACATTAATACTTTTATTGATTTATTTGGTGGTGGTTTTAATGTTGGAATTAATGTTCCTGCAAAAGAGGTTATTTATAATGATTTGAATTTGCCCGTAGTGCAAATACTTGAATACATACATAGAAATAAGACCGACAAAATTCTTAGTGAAATAGATAAGATGGTTGAGCAATATGATTTGTCAAAGACTAATAGGGAAGGGTATTTGAAACTCCGCAACCAATTTAACGAATCGGAATTTAAACAGCCCATTATTTTATATGTGCTAATTTGTTACGCCTTTAACAATCAAATTCGTTTTAATTCAAAAGGCGAATTTAACATGCCATTTGGAAAAGACAGAAGTAGCTTTAACCCTACATTAAGAGAAAGGTTCATAGAATTTTCGGAAGCAATCAGCAATAAAGACTGTAAGTTTACCAATGCCGATTTTCGTGAGTTCATCGGTGTAGCATTTGGTGAGAATGATTTTCTATATTGCGATCCCCCGTACTTTAATTCTACGGCAACCTATAATGAAAATGGCGGTTGGACTAATACCGACGAGGAAGATTTGAGAGGTATGCTTGTGACATCAAACGTGAAATGGGCGTTATCAAATAATCTGAAAACAAACCTGACGTTAAAGAATTGGGTAGAAGACCACGGTTATAAAATCCACTATCTAAGCACCAGTTACGGAAATTGTAATTACCAGAAAAAAGACAAGACAAAAGATATAGAGGTCTTAATTACGAATTATTAAGAAGAACAAATTTTAATATTTTTAACCAAGAAAAGAATGGTGCAAATTAGATGTGCGCAAGAAAAGAGAATATTGGAGGGTTACAATGATCTTTATGGGTTTTGATTATCTGAAGATTGACGATAAAGGCAGAGTGAAATTAAAAGTATATCCATTCAAATGTTATAACAAACCATCCATTAAAAAGAAAACTCGAAAGCAATTAATTGCTGAGAGGATTGCCCCTCCTTTTTATATTGGTATGAATATGAAAATGCAAGTGTCACGTTGGGATATAGTCAATAGAAGCGAAATTAAATATAAATTAAGTTTATTCAAAAGGAGATGAAACGCTAATGGCATTACCTAGCAAATTTTATATTTCCGACCTACATTTAGGTCATAAAAATATACTCGCATTTGATAATAGACCGTTTTTCAGCCTTGAAGAAATGACCGAAACTATCATCTCAAATTGGAATAGTGTTGTCAGCAAAAATGACAGCGTGTATGTTCTGGGAGATATGTTTTGGAATAACGCAGAAATACCAATAGTTCTTCCGAGATTAAATGGGGTCAAATATTTAATCAAGGGCAATCATGATCGGATAAACAAAGAAATGGAAAAATACTTCGTCTGGATTAAAGATTATGCTGTTATCAAGGACGGCGAAGAACACGTTGTGCTTTGCCATTACCCTATAGCTCATTGGATTAATGCTGACTACGGTTACATTCATTTGTATGGACATATTCACAATGGAAGAGATACAAGGCCTTTTGAAGAATATGCTGAGCAAATGAGAAAACGTGGCTTTCCTTACAGGTGTGCAAACGTAGGCTGTATGTTGCATGATTACACGCCGGTAACATTAGATGGTTTAGGATTGAGGTGAAAAAAATGAACTTGACATTTACCGTCGCAGTTAATGAAGATGCCGATTATATTAAAGATGAAATCATACAAGCTGCGGCTAATCAGATACTCAATGAAGTAATGCGTAACCAAGATCATTATGGTAGAAGTTTCAGGGACAACTTAACTGGTACTGTTATAGAAATGATAAATACAATCTTGGATAAAGACACTAAGGAATACATATCGGAAAAAGCCAAAGACGAAATTATAAATAGATATGTAAAAACTAAAAATTACAAAGAACTTAAAAAGGAATTTGAGATTATGAGTGATAAAGAGATTGGTAATGGTCTCGAAGAAATAATATCAGATATTGTTAAAAAGGAAATTAAAAAGTTCTTTAGTTCAAAGTAAATAAGATAGAATTTATGTTTGATTAGAGGTGAACAGCAACGGGAATAGAAAGAGATGTGGAACGAATGCTGAGAGGAGAGTCGGCAGAACCTTCTTTTTTAAATGATTTGAGTCAGGAAACTTATCTTATTAATGCAGATTATGAACATTGTTTGGGCAGAATTAATTATTTACAGAAATATATTTCATCTTTGGAACAAAGAGTTGAACTTTTGAATGCTCAGATTGGTCTACTAGAGGCAAAGGGGTTAATGAGGAAACATTGATGAAAAAAAATTAAAGTGGCAAAGTATTCCAAACAGTGGTGCCAAGCACGAATGACAATATCGGTAATTGTTAGTATTGTCTCTTTCTGTGCTTTTGTTCTGACAACGCCAATTATGGCACATTGCTATGACGAATACGGCTTACATCATGTCAAAACTATAGTAAGTATAATAGTGATTTCGACCTTTTTTGTAGCATGGCTATATTGCTATGCAAAGGCTATGCAGTTTGAGTATTATGAGAACTTTATATACAATCGAATAAGGAAGAGTAAACGTAAACAAGATAGGAAATATAGAAAATGGCTGTCTTAAAAAGGAGGTAAGTTTATGAAGGTATATTGCAAGGTATTTGACGCCTTATGTGAACGCTACCTAAATTTAGGTGCTACCAATCGCATAGGATATCGGGATAAGGTATGGAAGTTACAAAAAATATATGGTAAGGGATATGTAGTATGTTATGCGCCTGAAGAAGTCCTGTACACATGGGGTATGACAGATAAAGAAATAGAACTTATGCAGGAGGTCGAATTTGCATGAGGGGTAGGTGATTAAATGCGATATAATTTATGTTGTACATCGACATATAATATAAGAAAAATAGAAGAAAAATATTCAAGAATTAATAAATACCATAGGGAGTGAAAATTAAATGATAGGTGTTTTAGTAGTAACTGATAATATAAAAGAATGGGAAGATAAGTTTCAGGCTTGTATGAAATTTACTTCAAAACGACGTGATATTTACAGCAATGAATTCTATTTTGCAAATGAAGTGTTTTCAATATACATCGTAAAATCTGTAAAAGAACGAACAAGAGGTTATAGATGGAGTGCAATAATCTTGGACAAACCAATTGATACAGAAATCGAATTCCAGTTCCTTAGACCATGTATTTGTAGCGTAGTAAAGACTGACAACTATTATAAAGAACTTGTAGAAGAATGTAAAAGGCGTAAACAAAAAAAATTGTTTTATGAGAGGTAAACAATGGCAAAGGAAATAAGGAACTGTTATGACGGCTTGCCGCAGTATAATTATCTTGCATTAATGTGCGACAAGTGCGGTCGTGATGTAGATGAGTTATACATCGTAGGCGACGAAAAAGAAGACCAGAAAGAAGAGCTGTGCGAAGAGTGCGCAAAAGATAAAATCATGGATTACATAGTTGGATGTGATTTTAGAGTAGAAGAGCTGTGCGATATGGCAGTCATAGGGTATAAACAAATTGATATAAACGATTTTATAGACGATTATGACGATGGCGGCGACCCAATCAAGAATATGTACTTATAAACGAGGTGGTTTTATCAAACAAGAAAAGGTAAATTATATTTTTTTAATACTAAAAATACTTGTTATATTACTGTTTATATTCGAGTTTACAATATTACTAACCGACGCGCATGGTACGCCCATAGAAAAGAGAATCATTAATAGTAATGGAACCGAAGTCGGTAGGCAAAATGAAATTGATTGCCACCTCACTTCGGCTCGAGCTCTAGTCGGTCATTTACATATTAATAAAATGATTATGGCTTCAGATACCATTGTAAGAATGTCCGATATATTTATCGTAGAGGAAGAAGATATTGTTATTAATAATATTGCCGAAGATATAATGAATGAACCTTGCGAACCAGAAATCATTGTTGAACAGCCGAATAATTATATTGGAACGTTTGAGGGCACTTGGTATTGTGCTACAGATATGGGATACTCGACGCCACCATATGGCTCGTCTGGACGGACACTCGAGACGGGTTATAGCGTGGCGTCTAATTATTTTCCGAACGGTACCTTGCTTTACATTGAGGGAGCTGGCGTTACGGGGACTTACCGTGTCGATGATACGGGCAGCATGTCGAGTAACGTTATTGACTTTTACTATTGGGATAGAGCGTTCGTGCCTCAAAGCTTTTTGATGTCGGGACGTATCAATATCGAGGTTTATATATTGTAATGGAGGAAAACAAATGAAGGATTGTTACACTTGTGACGAAAGTAATTGTGCTTTTAGCGGACAAAATTTTTCGTCAAAATATGCGGCTTTGCAGATTAATGCAATTTATTGCAACAGTAGAAAGCGTGCTAAAGAACAGCTTGAGATTTATGCAAAAGAACAAGCATCTGATATCAAAGTATTGCGAGATACATTGTATGATGTTTCTTATTGCATAGGTTCTGAAACATGGATCTGGATTAATCCGTCGTTTATGTGTAAGGGAATAAAGCCAACCAAAGCCCTTATTGATGCCACCCTCGGCAAACAAATTATTCATAATGTTATAAGACCATGCTTGACTTCGGCCAAACAGTGTGAAGTCAAATATTTTAACCTGACAGAGATAAAGGAGGAAAAATAATGAAAAAATTTCAAACAATAATGATAGCAATTTCTTTAATTGCCGTATTTTTATTGGAGCCAACTTTTATATTTATAGTTAGTTATTTTGGCGGTTTGGTACTTAATTGGATTTTCGGCAGTATGGTTGTCGAAAGCCTAAATATAATATTTGGAACAGATAGGTTTGCCACCGATATGCTCCCGTGGTTAATAGCAACAGTGTCAACGTTTGCAAGCTTTTTCAAAAGCCACAATGTTGGCAATAATGACAAGTAATCGAGGTGACAAATAAGATGAAGGATCCAAAGGGAGCAAGACGTAAATATTTAGGTTACATAGAAATGCAACGAATGATTGCACGTTATCCAGTTGAGTGTAAAGAGCTTGTGTACAGAAAAGAAACAGAAGAAGAAAAAAGAATAAGAGAAAAGCGCAAACTTATAAAAGAAATGCACAAGCAAAAATATCAATTACATGTATAGGAGTGATTATAATTGAAAAGCGCATTTATTAGATTATCGACAATTAAAGAGGTACAAGAATTTATAAAGATTGTATCAAGGCTAGATTTCGAGGTCGATCTTAAGCAGGGTCGTTACAGAGTGCCTGCGACAAGCCTTATGGGGCTTTTTGCCCTCGATTTAGGTGAGTTAATAAAATTAGAATTTGATGCAGAAAAAAGTGGCGTAGTTACGCGCTTTTTCGCACCTTTCATCGTGGAGGAAAGCAAGTGAGAGTAGAAAATGTTAAAATTCACGATTTGGGAGAAAGTTTCAAGGCAAGCAAATATCCTATGACGGTTGAGCCAGAAAAGTGTACAAATGAGTATACTTCCAGAATAAAAAGTCTTGGCAATAGCAAAGGAGGACACGATCAGTTTTTGAGCGGTGTCCTCGTTTCTTTTGACTTGACCTGTAGCAATAAAATGTGGATTGAGGCTGAAAGATACAAATATTTGGTTTTCGTTTCAAGCCAATCTACCATGCACCGAATTTCCAAATTAGATATAGCCGGACAGTGTAACGAATATGTCGATGAAAAAATTATCGAGAGAGTTGAGAAGCTTAAAGATATATATAACCAGACAAAGGATACAGAAGATTATCTTCGTTTGTTATACAATGTTCCTAGTGGCTTTGAACTTACCGCACGACTGACGACAAATTACCGTTGTTTGAAAAACGTTTGGGAACAACGTCATAATCATAAATTACCAGAATGGAGAGAGTTTTGCAAGTGGATTGAAAAACTTCCTTATTTTAAAGAGATGTGTTTGAGTCAATATTTCAAGGAGGGCAATAATGAATAAACCGTTATTTTGCATTCTCGGAGCTTCGGCAAGCGGTAAATCAACGCTTGTGCAAAAACTTGAAATTGAGTTAAACATGAAACAGATTGCCTCTTACACAACGCGCCCACCAAGATATGATGGTGAGGCGGGACATACTTTTGTAACCGATGAAGAGTTTCAGAACCTCAATGACATTGTGGCATATAATTATTATCTGAACAATCATTATGGTGTTACGTCTCAGCAAATTGACGACGAAGCTCATGACCTCTATGTTGTTGATCAGACAGGTTTAAATGAGCTTAAAGAAAAGTATAAAGGCGACAGAAAAATTTACTCGGTATACATAGATTGTCTGCCTATTAATCGGTATGACCGCCTGTTTGATCGCTATTTTAAAATGTACCAGAATAGCCTCGTGGCAACAAATCGTGCAATGGAGCGTATTAAACAAGATGAAATTGAATTTGAAAATTGCAATCTTGTAGTGGATTATGTAATTACTAACAATGATAATATTGAGACAGCATATGACGAACTGAAAAATTATATTCAGGCGATAACTAAAAGGCAGGATAATGGCAATGAAAATAATTAACAAGAGCAATTATAATGGTGTTGTGTATCTTTCTCATCCATACGGCGGTAAAAAAGATAATCTTGACGAGGTTAATGAGTGTCAAAGATTGTTGACGATTATGCATCCTGAAAATTTATATTTAAACCCTATAGCTATGTTCGGGAGTTTGTATGATTGTACGAGCTATGAGCAAGGGCTAAATATGACTTTGTTTCTTCTCGAAGAACTGGCGGATCGCATGGTGATATGTTCCGATAGCTATATGTATTCTAAAGGTTGCCTGACCGAAATTGCGTATTGTAGCGAAAGAGGAATTCCGTATAAGTATTTAACACTTAGCCAGATTAAGAAAGAATATGAAAAATACATAAAGGAGCATAACAAGAATGGCTAATTTTATAGGCGGAGCTTTAGTCGGGCTTGTGCTTGGTTTTCTAGTAGCCTATAGGACAGTAACCGAAATGCTTGACGAATTAGACGAGAATGATAAAGAGGAAAATGTCAATGGAATTGAAAGCAAATCTGATAAGACCTAGACCGTGGCGAATTGGTGTGGATTGTGACAATGTTATTAATAATCTAGCAGAGAGTATTATTGATGTTTATAATAAGGACTATAATGACAATTTGTCTATTGCCGATATAACCACCTATAATATGAGACAGTTCTTTAAAAATGTATCTCCAGACAAATTCTGTGACTATTTCATGGATAAGAGGGTATGGGACAACATAAAAGTGCTTGAAAATTGTGTTGCTACATTGAAGAAATACCATGATTTAGGTTGTGAAATTTACATAGTAACAGCTACAGCCCCACAGAATATTTCTAGTAAGTCGGCTTGGTTACAAGAACAACTTCCATTTTTAAATATGTATGATAGCCTAATAGTCATAAAGAACAAGCAAATGCTCGGTAGGGGCATTGATATTCTAATTGATGATTGTGTAGATAATTTAGTTGATGGCTATTACCATAAAATTTTATTTGATTATCCATGGAATAGACATGGCTTTGAGTCATATGGTAATATTCATACGTTGTATCAAAAATATCGTTGTAAGAATTGGAACGATATTGACAAGGCAATTAATACTATTATGAAAACTGAAATTGGTATAGAAATATATTTGTAGAAAATAAAGAAGGAGTGATAAAATGAAAGTAATAAAAAAGGACGGAACATTAGAAGATTTTGATTATCAAAAAATAATCAATGCCTGTAGCAAGTCGGCTAGTAGGGCATTGGAAAATCTTTCAGATAAAGATTATGAAAAAATTTGCTCCGCTGTTATGGATTACATAATGGAAGAAGATCTAGAAAATGATTGTATTTCGGTTGAGGCGATACATGCAATAGTCGAGCGCACCTTGCTTGACCTTTACCCGAAATCAGGTGAATGTTATAGGCAGTATAGAAATTACAAAAAAGACTTTGTTCATATGATGGACGATGTATATACCAAGTCTCAGGGCATTCGTTATATTGGCGACGTTTCAAATGCCAACACCGATTCTACTATGACTAGCACACAGCGCAGTTTGATTTATGGTGAGTTGAACAAGAACTTGTATGATAAATTCTTCTTGAATGTTGAAGAAAGACAGGCGGCTAGAGACGGTTATATCTATATTCATGATAAGAAAGACAGACTTGACGGCATAAACTGTTGTATTTTCGATATGGCAAATGTTTTGTCTGGCGGCTTTGAAATGGGTAATATTCATTACAACGAACCTAAGACACTTGACGTTGCCTTCGATGTTATAAGTGATGTAACAATGTCGGCAGCTAGTCAACAATACGGTAAGTAATATTGCCGTAATAAAACCTACTTAACCTTGCTAAAGGGTGTGACGAAAGTTGCTAACGGTGAAACCTAAGTCATAATTGATATGGTAATACCGTGCTATCTAATTTCCATAAGAAAATTAGTAAGAGGTTTAATTATGAAGGAAATAATTTTTGAAAATGAAATTGCTTATAAAACTAAATATGACGGATACTATGTTACCAAAAGTGGCAAAGTAATAACTACTAAAGTTAAAGGTGGACAAGGGCGAATAAATATATTTCAACCAAGAGAACATTGTTATAAAGTGGATAAAGATGGATATTTAGAAGTATGCCTTTCTTTTATAAAAAATAATCGGCATATAAGGAAATATTACCGAGTACATAGATTGGTATATGAAACACTGATGGGGGATATCCCACAGGAATTGACGATCGATCACATAGATGCAAATCCTCAAAATAATTCAATAGAAAATTTGCAAATATTAACTAGAGAAAATAATACGAGAAAAGCATTAAAAAATAAAAAATCGCCAAAAAGATTTATGTATCAATTATACAAAAACAATATTTATGTTGGAACATTTGATAGAAAAGAATTGGGAAAAAATATTGGATTAAAAGGTAAAGACTTCTATCAAGATACAAACAATAAAAAGCAATTATTACTTCAAGGTTATCAATGGAATTTAATATAAATGGAATTTAGAGAGTGTAGAGGACATCGAAAGAATATCATAATATTATAGCTTTTATTATGAAAGTAATCGAGTAGAGTAGATTATGAGATTGGCACATAATTGAAACAGTAGGCACAATTAGCGGTTGTGAAGATATGTTGCAGTGCGGTATCCAGTATAGAAATATACATCTGCATTGGGTTTTACAATACCTAGAGTTGATACTCTTTTAGCCCCATATGCCAAAAAAAGTTATCAGAAATATGTTGACGAATATTTAAGCATATGTGATAACGGCGACAAGAATAAAGCCGATGAATATGCGACCAAAAAAGTCTATCGGGATTTTGAACAGGGCTTTCAATCATGGGAAATGGCGTTTAATTCCGTGGGGTCATCAAGAGGCGATTATCCATTCATAGCCATTAGTTTTGGCATAGGCACAAGCAAGTGGGAAAGCATGGCAAGCGAGGTGGCATTAAAAACACGAATGGGCGGACAAGGAAAAGAGGGCTTTAAAAGACCTGTACTATTTCCAAAGCTGACGTTTTTGTACGATGAAAATTTACATGGTAAAGGCAAAAAGTTAGAATGGCTTTTTGATGTTGCCATTGATTGTAGCAGTAAAGCGATGTATCCAGATTTTTTATCCTTGACAGGGGATGGTTACATTCCTGAAATGTATAAGAAATATGGAAAAGTTGTTAGTTTGATGGGATGCCGCGCGTCACTATCACCTTGGTTTGTAAAAGGCGGCATGAAACCAAAAGACGAAAATGATTACCCTGTCTTTGAGGGTAGATTTAATCTTGGTGCAATATCATTACATTTGCCGATGATATTAGCAAAGGCAAGGCAGGAGAATAAAGATTTTTATGAAGTTCTTGATTATTACCTCGAACTTATAAGAAACCTGCACAAAAGAACGTATGAATTTTTAGGAGAGAAAAAGGCATCGACGAATCCAATGGGATTTACTCAAGGTGGTTTTCTTGGTGGCAATCTCAACCCTAATGATAAAATAAAACCAATACTTTCAGCTATGACTATGAGTTTTGGTATCACTGCTTTAAACGAATTACAGCATTTGTATAATGGTAAGTCACTTGTAGAAGATAGTGATTTCGCCTATGAAGTAATGCAATACATAAATGACAAGGCAAATGAATTTAAAGAACAAGACCATATACTATACGCAATTTACGGTACTCCTGCCGAGAGCCTGTGTGGGCTTCAAGTTGAACAATTCCGCAAGAAGTATGGTATCATAGAGGGCGTATCAGACAGACCATACGTTTCCAACTCATTCCATTGTGGCGTATGGGAACATATTACTCCAGTTCAGAAACAAGATACTGAAAAGCGTTTTTGGAATTTATTCAATGGTGGAAAGATACAGTATTGTCGTTATCCTATATCGTATAATAAGGAAGCTATAAAAACACTTGTAAGACGTGCCATGGATTACGGATTTTATGAGGGCATAAATTTAGCATTATCATATTGTGAGGATTGCGGTTATGAGCAACTAGAAATGGATAAATGCCCGAAGTGTGGATCGGAAAATATAACTCAGATTGATCGAATGAATGGCTATTTAGGCTTTACTAGAATACATGGTAAAAGTAGATACAATGCCGCAAAGGTTGCAGAGATAAAGGATAGGGTGAGTATGTAATGAACTATCATAATATAACCAAGGATGATATGTTAAATGGTGACGGGCTTAGAACTGTCCTTTGGGTATCAGGCTGTAATCATCATTGTAAAAACTGCCAAAACCCTCAAACATGGAATAGAGATAGTGGTATACCATTTGATTTTGATACTATCTTTGAAATATGTAACCAGTTAGACAAGTCATATATTTCGGGTATAACATTTTCAGGCGGCGATCCTTTGTTTCCTGATAATCGTGAAATAGTATGCACAATATCTGCACTAATAAAAGATTGCTATCCTACAAAAACTCAATGGATTTACACAGGTTATAAGTGGGAGGAAATTAAAGACTTGCCTATTATGGAGTGCATCGATGTAGTCGTTGATGGTCAATACGAAGATGACAAACGTGACATAACATTAAAATGGCGAGGGTCAAGCAATCAAAGGGTTATTGATGTACAGGAAAGCCTAAAGCAAAACAAAGTTATTCTTTGGTGTGATTAATAAAAAAGGGTTTGCATTTTAGCAAACCCTAATAGATTATTAGCCGCCACAAATCATAATTTGTTCAATATTATGTTCAACGAATGATAGCGACTAATCACATCTTAATTATAACATATAGAAACAAAAAAGTAAAGTGAGGTATCTTAATGATTTATGTTGCAGAATTTGAAAAAGTAACAAAAGAGCGTTTTGAATATGACATGGTAAAGAGCGGATATACAGATTTTTCGTATGATAATATTATAATACCAACAAGAGCAACGTCTGGCTCAGCGGGCTATGATATACATACACCTGTAGCAATCAATGTCAAGGCGGGTGAAACCGTTCTTGTTCCATTGGGCATACGTTGTAAAATAGACGAAGATTGGTTTTTGGCAATTGTCCCAAAATCGGGTTTGGGCTTCAAATACGGAATGAGGCTATCAAATACCTTCGGCGTAGTAGATAGCGATTATTCACACTCGGAAAATGAAGGACATATTATGGCAAAGTTCTCAGTGGACAAGGATTTAGAGCTAAAGGCTGGCGATAAATTGTGTCAAGGTATTTTTATTAAGTATGGTATTACTGTTGATGATAAAGCCGACGGCATAAGAAATGGTGGCTTTGGAAGTACCGGAAGATAGTGTTAAAGCTTTTGTGGAGGTACAACAAATGGAACAGATCTACACAATAAAAGAAGCTGCTCAAATTCTTAGAGTAAACACGAATTACATATATCGAGAAATAGGCGAGGGTAAAATTAAAGCTGTAAAGATAGGTTCATTAAAAATACTTGAGTCGGAATTGCTTAGATATATAGATACAAAATCATCGTAACGTAGAACACGCACGAATGTGTGTGCTTTTTTCGTATTAACTAAGGAGGAGAATTATGGCAAGATTAAATGTGCGTAAGCGTGGTAGCAAATGGGAGTATCGTTTTGAAGGTGCGGCGATTGACGGCAAAAGAAAACAGTACACAAAATCTGGATTTACTAATCGTAGGGCGGCGCAAAAAGCAGGTACGCAAGCCATGAACGAGTATAATAGAACTGGCAATGTATTTGTTCAATCAGAAACAAGTTTTAACGATTACCTTAAAACTTGGTTTGATGTGATTTGTGAAGCAAAACTTAATAAACAAACAAAAGCCAATTACCAGAAAAAGCTAAGATTATATATATTGCCTGAATTGGGGAAATATAAAATAAGTTCGCTAACTCCTCCTTTATTACAAAAATTTATAAACAAACTTTATGATTCAAAGATGAGCAGAAATACTTTGTCGGTTATTAAATCGATCCTTTCAAGCAGTTTAAGTTATGCCGTAGAACCACTAAATTATATTTCTTCAAATCCCATGGCATATGTTCAATTGCCAAGCAAACGTTTGGCAACGGTCAATTCTAAGACTCAGCCGCATTATCTAATCTCGGAAGAAGACATGTTACGAATTTTTGAGCGTTTCCCAGAGACCTCTTCTACTCATATACCAATGATGTTGGGCTACAAATGCGGGCTTCGATTAGGCGAGGCTTATGGATTATGTTGGAACGATGTAGATCTGATTAACAAAACAATTTCAATAAACCGTCAAATACAATGGGACGATAGCGGAAAACGGTGTTGGTATTTCTCAAATCCAAAATATGATTCCTTTAGGACAATAACTATAGACGACGGATTAACTGAGCTTTTGCAACGTGAAAAGCAAAGACAAGAAGAGTATCGTCGTTTTTTAAAAGACAAATTTATTTATTGGTTTGAAGATAAAGACGGAATATTGAACAACGAACATAGAGGTAAAAAAATACATCCTGTCTGTATAAGAAACGATGGCAGTTATATACAACCAAGAACAATGCAACATACCTCGATGATTATACACAAGAAGTTAGGTATTAATTTTACCTTTCACTCTTTAAGGCATACGCATTGCTCAATGTTGTTATCAGCAGGGGCTAAGCCTAAATATGTCCAAGAAAGGTTGGGGCATAAAAATATTCAAATCACATTAGGAATATACCAACATCTTACAAATGAAATGAAAGAAGAGGGTGACGATGTTCTTAATGATATTTTTGCCCACGAAGCCTGA